GAGTCCGCCAGCAAGGCCGGATGCTTGGCTGCGTGCGGCGTTGGTGCGGCCGTCAGCGATGCGTTGCTCGGCAACTTGAGCCTGCTTGAGCGTCTTTAGCTCACCGGCTCTGGCTCTAGCAGACTTTAAGTCGCCAGCGTCTCTCGCTGCCTGCACGGACTGTTCTTGAACGGCAATTCTTTGCTCGATGGCTGCGACGTTTTCAAGTGCCCTTTGCCTTCGGTTCGCAGCTTCCTCTTGGCGAGCGATCTCAAACTTCGTTCGCTCATCAATCTTGCCTCTGAGAAACTCTTCGACGCGAACATTCGCCGCCTGCTTTGCCTCTGCAATTCGACGCTGGTTCTCTTGCTCTCGCTTTATTGCTTCGTCAAAAAAGCCTTGCTGCCGGGCAAGCTCCTTGTCGTATTCAGCCTTGCTTAGAAATCCTGCACGGGCACGCTCCTGCAAAACGGCAACGGCTTGAGCTAGTTCAAGCTGGGCACGCACGCCAACCTTGCCAAACTCTGCCGCCTTGGCCCGTGCTGCATCAATCGACTTTGCTGTTTCGTCGAACTGCTTTGTGAAACCGTCCAAAAATCCTTGGCTCGCAGCCTGCCGTGTTTCCTTGAGCTTCGCCTCAATCTGGTCAAGGCTGGCGAGGCTTGCCGCAGCGGCGTCCGCTTGTGCCTGTGACGCCCTGCGATCAGACTCTGACAGCGACAGCGACGATGCCTCGCGGGCGGCTTGCAACTGCTCCCGAACGCGGGCCTGCTCCCGCTCGATGACGGCGATGTCCTCGGCAAGTTTCGTTTGAGCGTCACTCGCTTTTGTCAATTCAGCGATTCGCTTCGTGTCGGATTCGGCCTGAGCGATAGCGGCATCTGCAATCTGCCTTCGTGCCCCCAGTTCTTGATCCATCGCACGGTTGACCTTCTCCTGCTCTGCGTTGATGCGAGCAATCTCGTCCGCCGTGATATTGAGCGGGTCAATAACAGCCGCCGCAGCCGCCTCGAAACCACGCATCGCTTGGGTAACGGCACTGCTTTGATCGACGACGCCACTGAAGAACGAGTCGAATCGCTCGCGGGTCTGCTCAATGTCGGTCTCGATCTTGAACTGCGGCGACCGCTCTTGCTCGATCTGTGCCCGCAAGCCTTCCAGATACGTCGTTGCCGCACTCGTCGCGGCAGACTGTTGCTCGGCGGCGTTGCCAAAAACAGCCTGCGTCGTGCCGTTGATAATCTGCTGGCCCGCAGCCTCAAGCTCGGCAAGGTTCTGCTGTAGCTGCGAACTTGCGTTCAACTGCAAGTCACGCCCGAACGCTTCTAGGTCGGTGCTGACGTAGCTGCCAATCGCTTCCAGAGCCTTGCCGAGTGCTACCGCGATGCCGTTGCCGATAATCTCAAACGTGTTGAAGATGCTTCTGAACACGCCGCTAAGAACGTCCAGCGTGCCGGAAATCTGGTTGAAGGTCTCACCGGCTGTGTTCAAGGCACCAGTAAAGCCACCAAAGTATTCGACGTACTCGTCAAAGATGCCAGCGAAATACTCCGCCCCTCGCAGCAGCGTGTCGGTGATCGCGCTGGCGATGCCAGTGCCTCCCTGCCCATCGACCCCAGCGAACTCTTCCACGAACCGCAAGAACTGATTCGTGACATCAGTGACCGCCGGGGCAAGGTTGCCAATCACTTGCCCGGTGATGCCTTGCACCGTAGCGGCAACGAGATCGAAGGCGTCGTTCATGCTCGTGACGTTGTTGACCTGCGTCTCGTCAACAATCACTCCAAGCCTTTCGGCACGGGCTTGCAGTTCCTCGATGCTGGCCGCGCCCTGACGAAACAGCGGCGCGAGTGCAGCACCCTGCTTACCGAATATCTCGACGGCAGCGGCAGCACGATCCGCAACGGTCGGCAGCGTCGAGATAGCATTACCGATGGCTGAGAACTGCTGCTCTGGTGCTAATGCACGCAGCTCAACGACGGACAGATTGATCGCTCGCAGCGACTTGTCGAGTGCGTCACCGGGTGCGGCCTTGCCAATGTTCACCGCGAGCTTCTGGACGGCCGTTCCGAATTGCTCCGTATCGACGCCAGCTAGTTTCGCGGCGAGCGAGTACCCCTGCAAAGACTCTACGCCGATGCCTGTACGCTGGGCAAAATCGTCAAGCTGGTTGATCGAAGCGTTGGCAGACGTCACCAGCCCAGCGATCTGATTCTGCACGCTCGCGAAAGCATTGCCGAGGGCACGCACGCCGTCGAACACCAGCCTGCCGATTTCGACATTCTTCAAGAAGTTGACGTTTTTGTTGAGTTGCTCAATGTTTTTGTCGGCCTTGCCTGCTTCCTTGCCGATCCCGTCGAGGTCAGTCTTTGCCTTCTGGGCGGCACGGTTGAACTGATCCTGCGACAGCCGTCCCGCATCAAGGTGCCCTGTCAACTCCTGCATCTGCTGCGAGTATCGCTCTTGCGGTGTCAGGTTCGCGGCGATGATACGAGCCGCCGACGCGGCGGCATCGGCACGCTCCTTCTCGACGCCCGTCGCCTTCTCAGAAGCACGAACGAACGTCTCCTGCGAAATCGCCCCTTGCGACAGCAGCCCCTCCAGCTTCGCTAGCTCAGTCACCCGCCGCTCTTCGACGGTGCGGAGTTGCTCGGTGATGCGGAGTCCTTCCTCGAAAGCAGCAGCCGACGCCTTGGCTTCCTCGGTCAACCGACCGAACGCAGCCGCGTATTCCTGCGGCCCGATGACGTTGTCCCGCAACTGATCGGCGAGCGTGGAAAACTTCGCGGCAAACTCTTCCTGTGCCCGCCCAGCCTCTGCCGTCTTTTCGGCGAACGGCGTAAAGACGTTCGTCGCCTTCTCGGCCTGGGCAGCGAGCTTGTCGAGCGCACGATCGACCGGCGTGAGCGACTTTGCCAAGCCGCTCGCATCGCCCGTGACCTTCAGTGCTAGCCCGAGAATGTTCGCCATTACTGACCACCTAGTGCTGCTTGCAAGGCCCGTATCTGTGTCAGCATCTGATCGCCATGCTGCGGAGCTTTTTCGATTGGGTTGAAGTCATCGGCACTCGGGCACTTGCCTCGCGGCGAGTGCGGCGCGAGCATCGCACTCACCTCAAGACCTGTCTGCCGCCACGGATCGGGGAGAGCTTGGTAGTAGCGTGTGTACGCCATCCACTCGGTCAACTCCCGCGAATCCATGCGGCGAGACAGTTCGCCAACCGTCATGCCAAGGTGCCCCGCTAACGCGAACATAAACCGTCGCGTCGGCGAGACGCCTAGGCTTTTCCCAACTGCTCGACATCCGCCTCCGTCATGTTGTTATGCGCGAGAGCCTCATCGAAGAGTCGCCCCATCACCGCGCCAGACTTGTTTGCCAACGCTGAAATCTGTTCACGGGTGAAAAGCAGCTCGCCCTTCTCGTTGCACAAGACGCGGGCGAGGTACTCCGTGCGGAAGTTATCGACGCCGGTTTCTCGCTTGCCGATCCAAAGACGCTCATACGCATCCCGCTCGCCGACGCTCATCATGCGGATGAACACTTCGCCGTTCCATTCGCGAACCGGTACTTGCTTCAGCCCAAGATCGTCAGCCGCCAAAATCTGATCTGCCGTCAGTGCCATAAAGAAACTCCTACGATGGTGAGAAGCGGAGCGTCACGGTGTGTCGCTGCACATCGTTGACCTTCTTCTCGACCGCAAGTCGCTGGAAGATCGCCTTGTGCGTAAACACGACGCCCGGCCCGGCCACTTGAAACGTGGCACGCTTGCCGTAGTTGGTCAGCGTGCAGTTCGCAGTGCCCAGGCACACTACATCTATAGTGCCGAGGTCAAGCGCAAACGGCGATCCGTTGCCACCGCGAGAGATTGGCAGGTCACCGCCGTGCAGCACCTTCAAGTCAACGACCTCTTGGAACGCAACGCTGTTCCAAGAGACGGTGACACCGGCAGCATAAGTTGCCATGACGGGATGCCTCCGTCACGCTATCAGCGAGCGACCTTGAAAACTGCGGTGCCCTTGACCACATCGTTCAACGCGAACGTCACAGACGAGCTAACGACGGTCGACGGCTTCGACAAGAACGCCGCACCGGCGTGAGTGATGACCAGCGTGCCAGTCGCAGCGTCGGCGATGATGTCCTTGCCGAGATACTCAATCGTGACCTGTCGCCCCGTATCCGTTGCGTTGCCGGTCAGCGGGCGATCCTGAGTCAGCACCGAGTTGCCAGCAGTCAGCCCGAGGTGCGATACGTCGATGGTGTTATCGGTCGCCGGATCAGCGAGGTTGTAGACGATGTTCGTGACCGTGTAACCGCTGCTCGCGAACGTGAACACTGTGCCGGTCGAATCATGGGGCGTAATCGCCATCTTTAACTCTCCTGCCAGAGGATGCCGTAAAGCTGCTGAACGGTGTAGACCGGCGGGAGGTCGCCACCGGCAAGCTGTGCGAACCCGTCGCTCTCGTTGTCGAGCGACACGTTGCTCACCGTTGTATTGTCGAAAGTGCCTCCCCACCCATCCAGAGACGCACGGCACTGGTCAGCAATATCGCGGGCAGATTCGTAGGTCTCCGCAAAAATATCGACCGACAAGTTTACTGTCGGCACACCGACCGGCCCGGCAAGCGACTGCTGCCGCGTCACGCCCAGCCTCCGCCACGTGATGAATGGCAGGGCTGCAGTGGCAGGGGCGATGACGGGGTAGATTCTTGTCGAGACCAGTGCCGTCACGGCGGCTGTCGTTATGAGCCGGTTGCGGACAACGGCCTCTGGCGACTTGAAAGCCATGCGTCATTCTCCCGAGATCGTGCCCGTGGCACGGTAGGTGAGGGCGGACAGGGCACGCTCCAGCGAAATGCGAAGCTCTTGCTGCAGGATCGCAGCCACCTGGGCCTGCGTTTGCTGAAACGCCGTGCGGATTGGCGGCTGGCCAGCCACGCCACCCTCGGGCGTAGGCGGGATCACGATTGGGCTGGCTGACTTCTTGAAGTACGCACCCGGTGTTGGTGGGTCAGTGGCAAAGCCGCCGCCACGGAGCTTGACCATCTGGAACGGGCCGAGCGATTTGTAGCTCGATGCGATGTAGGCGTTCTGCCCTTTGACGGTGTGAACGACGCCCTTGCCGCGAACCACTTCTTGCTTTCCCATTCGCGTCCGCACGAACGGCACTGAGGGGCTTTTCCGCTGGTAAGGCGTGTTGCTGAACTTGCTGACGACACGTGCTCGCGTGCCGTATTCGATCAGCCACTGGTGATACGCCCGATCTCCCACCTTGCCCGACGAGACTCGCACCCTGCCGCCAGCGGCGTCCTCCGAGCCACGATTGCCGCTGCGCCGGTAGCCGATCAGCCCGACCGCGTTGCCGTTCTTCGTGTACGCCTTCGCCAGCGACATCACAGCGGCCCGCAGATTGCCCGTAGGGCCGATGGGCGTCAGTTCCCGTAGCCGCGTTTCGGCAGGCACTATCGCCTTCTGGAGGGCATCCTTGAGGGCCACGGCAGTGAAACGCTTGTCGCCGAGGTTGCGAATTGCATCGCCAACCTCCTTGAGGTCTGGGAAGTCCGCCGTGATGACGATGCCTGCCGTAGCCATCAGACGTTCTCCTGGCAGATGACTTCATGCTCGCTGCGGTTGTTGTGCTCTAGCAGGCTGACAATCTCCAGCGTGCGAGACCGCCACGAAAGCCGGTGCGACTGCGTGAGGCCCGGCAGATACCGCATCCGCACACGGTGACTAATTGCCACTTGGCTCTGCCCAGAGAGCAGTTGCTCGCGGGCCGAAACGCCATCGACGCTGGCCCACACAGCAGATGAGTCAGCCCACGTCATCACCAGTTCGCCAACGGAGTTTGTGACGCCGCTGGCGACTTGCACCGTTACCCGCTCACGCAGTTTGCCGGGGTCGATCATCAGTACGATCCCCAGCGGTGTGCATCGAGCAACGCTTTGACGCCGTAAGGGGTGTCGTTCAGCGAGCCGCTATCAGCCGCGAGTCGCCTCTCGTAGTAATGCCCGACGAGCATCAAGATCGCGTTGCGGACGCCTTGCGGCACGCTCGATCCAGACTCACCACGGCCCGCCCACCATGTCACGGTCACGGAGTTGTAGTCGGTCAAGTGCCCCGGCCACGCCCCGCCGTAGGTGTTGCGGATCACGCCCGGCTTCGTGTCGCGGTCAACACGATAAGTCGATGACGACAAGGCAGCGGTCGCCCCCGATACATCAGACGTAAACGTGACGCTGACAGCCGTCGCCGTGCCAGACGTCGCCATCGGGGGCCGCGGCAGTTCAATCTCGGCTGGGAATCCATCGAGCCGCATCACAAGCTGCTGGTGAATCAAAGCCTCGTCCATGTAGGCCTCGACCCACTCGCGAGCCGCCGTGATGAGCGAGACGATGTAGAAGTCGTCAGCGTCGGAATCAATGCGGCAGTGGGCCTTCGCCTCTGCCAGAGACACAGGCTCCACGACCGGCTGCGTCAGCGTCCGCAGGCTGCGGTACCGCATCGGCTTGCCGTCATACACCGGGCGAGGATAGTCCATCACATCCCTCTTGGTGAGCGGCGGCGTGGCGTGAGGTCGGCAGACTCGCCGCCTAGCTCAACGCTTGCCGTCTCGATCAAGTCAATCTGTTTCTCTGGGATCGCACGCCCCTCGGCAATCAGCCGCTGGGCTACATCGCTGTCACACTCGGTCACGTCGCCGGGGCGATAGGTCGAGTAGTTGGCGGTGAACTTGATTTTCATGATTGGGGCACACTCCATGCAGTGTCGGGGCGGGTGAGCTTGGTCGTGAAGTCAGTCGTCCACTGGAACACGGGTGCTTGCAGATTCTTCCCCGGCCATGTGACGACGTACTCGCCGTGGCCGAGAACGACACGCGGTGAGATGAACACGCGATTGCCGCTCTCTCGCCAGTTGCGCCAGAAGAAAATATCGTCATCGACGCGGCCCTCGTTCCACGAATCATCGGGGCCGGGCTTGCTCCAAAACCAAGGCTTCTTGCATCGCTTCAACGCAGCCGTGGAAATGACCGTCAGCCCAAAGTGAGCCGAATCAACTTCCTGCACCGGCTCGGCAAACCAATCGGCAGGCACCGTCGAACTGCCACTAGCAGGCGGATCGTCAAGCGTGCCCTTGAGCGTCAGCATCGGGCGACCGTCCTCACGCTTCGTCTGCAGTCCCGTGATCGCATCGCACTGGAACGTCAACGCCATCGCGAACAGATGCTCGACGTCGGCCTTCGTGAAGAATGTGTCGTAGTCGATGGTGAGTAGGTACTCGCACTTGTCGATGAACTGCTCGAAAATACGGGTATTCACCTGTGACCAGAACGCACCCGTGCCCATCGTCGGCCGGATACCCAGCGGCATCAGAGCCTGCGCCCACGCGAAGTGGTTGGACGTGAACGACAGTCGCGGCATCGAAAGCACGGCCTCGACGCGAATGTCAACCTCTGTACCGCCGACTTTGACAATCACTAGAGCTACTCCAAAAGGAAACGGCTGGCGGGGATCGCTTCCCGCCAGCCGTCCATGATTGTCTGCGTGTCAAGCGATTAGGCGTTGACCACGACCTGCACGCCCGAACTCGATGCGTCCGATGCACCGGCTTCGCCACGGCCCAGCCGGGCAACGCTCGCCACAACGCTCGCCGCAACCGGCGTGGCGTTGACCCGCAAGTACCGCTTGCGGCCCCGCGTGTCGAGGTTGATCCGCACGACGTTAGAGCCGCTGGTGCGGGAACCGCTCGACGGGATGGCGAACCCACCGACACCACCGCCAACGAGGGCCGTGACGTCAGCGAAGCCGCTGCCCGAGGCATCGGACTCTTCGATCTTCAGAGCACGGCAGATCGCGTCCGAGGTGGACGCAGCCGCCTCAAACACAACGTCGATGGACGCATAGGAAAACCCCAGCGTGTCGATGGTGTGCTGCGCAGTCTGAGCCGTGGTCGTGTCGGCCACGCCGATCATCGCGTCGGTCTTGGAATTGGCAAGGTGAAGCATTAGCAGGGTACTCCTGAGTATTTGAAATCAGCCGAACTTGAGGGCACACACCGGGCCTGCCTTGGCAGCACTGCCGAGATCGTGAGCAACCATCGCAACGCGAGCGGTGGCGAAGGTGAGAGTCTGGTCGTACTCGATGAACCGGCTGGCGTCGGTCTTGATCGTCACGCCACGCCGCTCGCCGTAGGTCGCCGCTTGGCTCATGTCGCCGAACAGGCAGGCCACGGTGCCCGTGGTGCCGGTAAGGGCCGACTGGAGCGGATGGCACAGCACCACCGGGAAGCCGAGGAACTGAAGGTTCGCACCGCCAGCGATGTCGGCAGCGTTGTTGCCCGCGTGGGAAACCATCAGCCGCAGCATCGAGGAACCGTAGCCAGCAGGCGAGATGAAAAACTTCGCATTCCGGCGGGCGAACAGCGGTGCCCTCGCAACGAGCGAGGTGAAGTCGGTCAGCGTCAGAGCGTCGAACGTCTGGCGGCCGGTCGCCGTCACCACGCTAGCCGCGTGCGTGCCATCGACCACCGAGGTGGCAACACCGACCGTGCCGTGGTACGCCGCGCCGCCGTCGCCGATCAGGCCCGCGTTGTCGAACGCTTCCGCGAACGACTGAGCCACTTCGACTGCCATCGCGTCGGCGAGGTCGATGACCGAATCTTCCAGCAGGCTGTTGGGCACGCGGTTGTCGATGCCCCACAGCTTCGCGATCAGGTTGACGTTGTCGAAGGTCACGTCGCTCGTCGAGGGAGCAGCGTTCTCGCCAATCGGCCGAGCCGACAGGCCCGACGTCCTGCGAGCCACCAGCATCGAGTCGGTGTTCATGCTCACCCGGCGAAACTCGCTAGGCACCACGCCGAACTCTTCGACGAGGCGGATGATCTCAGACGACAGCTCGTCGCTGACGAGCACGCCACCGAGCGAGTTGATCGAGCCAGCCTGGGCACGGCTCTCGACGCCGTGATCGACGCACCACCGGCGAGCCTCGGCATCGCCAAGCTGGTAGCCCTTGAGGTGCATACCGGCACGGTACGCACGCTCTTCGGCGTTCGGCCCCTTGAAAGCCTTGAGGCGACCGCTGGCACGGGGGACGGCGTAGCTGCGATTTTCCACGGCGGGGGTCTCCTTGACCTCGGGGGCTTCGACGGCCTTGGCGGGAGCAGCCCGCTCAATGACGGCACGCAGTTCGGTCTGCTTGGCTTCGATCCGCTGGAGCAGTTCGATCTGCTCACGCAGCTTGGCGGCTCGGGTTTCGAGCGAGCGGAGGGACGCCTCTTGCTCTTCGCTCATCGCGGGGGCATCGCCCTCGGCGGGCGTCTCGGAGGTCGCTTCCATTTCAGCGACCACGGCGGCGAGTTCGTCGAGCAGCTTCTTGAGCTTGTCCACTTGTAGACTCCTGTGTGCGGGACGCGGGCGGCCAACGCTGCCCACACACTGAAGCTACGAGCCGCAGCCCACACCCATCCAGACGAGAGTAAAGAACTAGCCCCGCATCCGCCGCACCTCGACGGCATTCAGAACGTGCTTGCCAGTGCAGCCGCATGAGTCGCAACGCAAGTACCGAATTTGGTACTCGCCCTGCCGCTGGCTGCTCGCGACTTGCAGCCGCCCGCCTCGGCACCTTGTGCACGAATCGCCTGTCTTAGCGGCCATGCTTGCGGAGGTACTCGCGGAGGGCTGTGGTTTTCTTTGCCATCTCAATCCATGCCGTCGTCGACACTGCTGTCTGCTGACGGTACGAATCGAACGAACGCTTCGCCACGCTCACATCAGCATCGGGGTAGGCAGGAAAGGTCACTGGCCCGACGTCGATCAGGCTGTCAATCTTCGTCACGGTGCGGATGCTGCGGCCATCTTCCACGCTCCACGACTCGCCGCCGGGGGCGATCTGGAAGCTGAACGAACTACCACGCACGATGCCCGCGTCGATGTTGCTGGCAAGGTCGCGGCCGTAGGTTGTGTCGGGCACCTTGAACTCGTACCGCAGGCCGATCTCGTCCACGTTCATCCGCAGCGTGCCGGGGTAGCGGGCGAGCGGATAGTTTGCGTCGTGATTGAACAGTGCCCGCGTCTCTAGCGGTCGCTTGCGGCCACGCCGCTCGGCAACGATGCCGAATGCGTCGGGGGCAATTCGCTCCGTGAACTCACCCAGGTCGAGCGAATTGACGCCGAACTTGGCAGCGTAGCCGACGATCCACCGGCTCTCGCCCGCGTCGCCTTCCTCGCTGCGAGACTCCACATGGAGCAGCGGTAGGGAGTCCGAACCCTCTTCGTACAAGCTGCGTCGTTCAATCATGCTACGGTTTTCCTCATCTGCGGCGTTTAGTTGCTCAACTAGTTTTCGTGCCCATGCGTAGCCGGGGTCTGATCCCCACAACGCCCACGCAATGCGGCCGTTGCTCGGGAAGCCTTCGTCGCCGGGCGACCATCCCTTGCCCTGCTTGTCTACTTCGTGGCGGTCGAAATACGCTTTCATCCTTCGTGCGGTATCGGGCGAAATGTTTGTGCCGTTGCTCAGGTCGCGTGCCCGTGCGATGCCGACCGCCGTGCCACCGCGACCATACTCGCTGCGCCAGTCAAGCCCCTTCTGGGCCTCGCTTCGCACGCCAGCCGGGGGCGTGAAGTCGATGTGGTCATACTTCGCCATCGTCAGCCTTTCGCTCTGTCAGCGGGTCGATTGCCGCCGGAGCCGACTCGCTCACTCCTGCGAGAATCGACGCAACCTGTGCGGCAGTGATGCTTGGGAACGACGCGGCGATCAGTGCTGCCGCCCCGTCCTTCGTGATGAGGCCCGCAGGCACTTGCTGCAGGATTGCGATAAGCCCCGTGATCTGTGCCCCATTGAGCGAAACGTCGGCAACCTGCGCAGCAACAGGCTCGCCTTGCTCTGCCGCTGCCACTCCACCCTCGACCGCTTGGCCGTCGATGCCGCTGCCCGGCTGCTGCTGGGCCAGCACGTCATCGACCGATGGCATCGCACCCAGCGTGCCCATGTTGAGCGGGCGGTACCGCTCGTCGCCACCGTCCACCGGGTCAAGGTTCTCGCTGGCTCTGATGTCGTTGGTGCTGACCACGCCGATGTCCCACATGGCACGGTAGTAGGCCGACCGGCTCGCGGCATCGCCGCGCAGCAAGCCCCGCACGTCAAACTCGGCGAGGTACTTCTCGTCGTCAACAATCAAGTCTCGCAGGAACGCCGACTCGAAACGACGAAGCCACGGCATGATCGTGTGCGTGACGAATTGAATCTCGCTCTGTGGCGATCCCTGCTCAAGGCCGAGCAGATAGCCGGGAATGCGGAACAGCCTTGCGATCTCGCGAAGCTGATGCTCGCGTAGCTCTAGGTACTGCGAGTCGGAGTTGCTGGCGTAGGGTACCTCGTAAGGCTTCAGGCCGCCCGTGAGTACCGCCGTTTCGTGAGCGTTGTGCGGGCCGCGATGCTTGCGGTTCCAGTTCTCGGCCAACTCGCGGCGAGCCTCGGCGTTCAACTGGTTCTCGGTGGACAGGATGAATCCCGGCCGGGCACCGGCACCAAAGAATCTGGCCCCGTGAACCTCGCACGCCCGAGCCAACGCAATCGCCTCGCGGCACTCTTCCACAATCGAGATGCCGTGAACGCCGTCGTCGCTCGGCCCACGCATGTGCAGAATCTGCTCGTCGGAGTAGACCGTCTGGCGCCCACCTGCCTCGCGGTACGAATACCGCAGCCTACTGTTCTCCAGCGTCTCGACCTTCATCCGACTCGGGTGCAGCGGCACGATCTGGTCGATGGCACCAGACGCCCCAGGCACGAGCTCAGAGTAGGCATCGCCCCACAGTCCGACGTGCATCACTGCCTGCTCACGCCACTCAAAGCTCGTCTGCCAGTTGTTTGGCTGGCTGTGCAGCCTGCGGTAGAGCGGCAGTTCACGGGCGAGCCGCTTGCCGCCGCTCGCTGTCCGCTCAAGCAGATGCAGCGGCAGACCGGCCACCGTCTCGGCAAGGATTCGCAGGCATGAAATCACAGCCGCCA